AACGCCAGGATGGCCGCGAAGGGTTTTATCATAAGTCCCACTCGCAGCAAGCGTTCCAGGGGGCCTGCTCGGGGCTGGCCCCCTGGTCGATCTCGCGGTCGTAGACCTCAAGAGCCTCTTGCTCTAGCCCGTACTCCTTGGCGGCCGTGACAAGGGCCAGGCGCCAGTGCGCAATGGGGTCCAACTCGAGCAAGGCCATCTCGGTGTCGTTCATGGCTCCGTCTCCGGGTACGCATATGCAGCTCGGGCAGCTGCACAAGCCTCGTTGCCGCACGCCAAGTCTCGGCACGGTATTTCACCGTCGATGTACTTTTCGAGAATCTTCGCCACGCGGCGGGCTTCGTCACGCTCGCGTAAAAGCCGTTGTGCAGTAACGAGCATGGAAAGCCCAGCCGGCTCCTTCAGACCCACAAAGTTGGTCGCCAACTCCTCATCGCTGTACGACTCAGCCATGCTCGCCCCCTTCGTACTTGTCGAGGATGCCGGCGAGACCAGACAACCCCTCGGCCTCCACCGACACGGTCTCGATCCACTCCCGCACCTCGCTCACCAGCTCCGCGAGCCGCGCCTCCAGCTCCTTCACGCGCTCGGACTCGTCCATGCGCAGCTTCTCGATCGAGGTCGCTCGCAGCGCCTTGTAGCGGGCCTCCGCGAAGTGCCGCTCGTCCATGAGGCGGATACAAGTTGCGCGGAGCCGGTTGACGAACGCCTGCACGGCAGCCTCGTCCATGCCCGAGCAGATGAAGCCCAGTTCCAATTCCTCGTCGGTGAAGCTCTCAGCCATGTTCTACCTCGTCCAGCGCGGCCTCAATCACGCTGACATGAATCATGGTGAGGTCTTCGTCCTCGGTGATCGTGATGTCGTGCCGCAAGGTCATGATGAGCCAAGCGAGCTTGGCTTGCGCCTTGTCGAGCTTGGCCTTCCATTCCCGAGCGCCGAGCTCACAGGTCTTGGCGTGGTCCTCGGCAGCCCTGGCCTCGAACTCGGCAGCTTCGACCCGCCGCAGCCAAGCCCCCTGTTGGTCCATGAGTTCTTGCAGGTCTTTGGCGATAATGGGCCCCAGCTCGTGACGGGGCACGGGCTGCTCTACCAACTCCCAGGCCCGCTTGAGGGCTTCTGAGCTAGGCTTGGTCATCGACCTCACCGGCCCACTCTTCGGCTTCGAGCATGGCGCGGTTGGGGCTCAGCCATGCTCGCTGAGCCTTCCCAAACGTCCAACCGTTGGCGATTTGGAACACACAACCGTAGCCTCGTGGCAGTTGGTCATGTAGATACGACTCGATCACGCCGTCTGCCGTAGCGGCCACGTGGTGCCAGCCAGGGCGCAGCTTGGGCTCGATGCGCTCGAGGGCTTGCCTCAGCGGCTCGAGGTAAGCGGGCAGGGGCCTCACGGGCTCTTCCGAGGTCAAGATGGGCACAGCTTTGAATGCCCGCTCAAGCTCAACGAGACGGACGGCTCGGTAAATGGCCATCTCGGGTATTAGGTCGCCCCAGGGCGGAGCGGCTTCACACCGCCAGCACGCACCTTCGTCAAGGACGAGCCCGTACCGCAGCGGCAGATCGAGGTTTTCGTAGCACGCGCGGTAATCGGATGTTCTGGGGCGGTAGGTCCAGCCCTCGGGCGGCTGCCATGCCGCGGGCTCGGCAGGTATCGGGCATCCACAGCACTGGTAGCCGCACTTGGGGCAGACGCTGATGTCGAGGCACGAGTTCCAAAAACCCTCCGGGACGCCAGCCATCAGCGTCCCGTGTCGCGAGCAAGGCCAGCGATCGTAACAACCGCTCACGTCACAAAGCCGGACTCCGGCTACGCCGCGCTTCATGACCTTTTCCCCTCCATCCCAAGCCTCATGCCAGCAGAGAACGCCGCTTCTGGACTGGGCGGACCATTCCTCGCAATCGATCCAAAAACCGGATGTGCGCAGCTAAACAGCCGCTCGACGCGCTCGCGGGTCTCATTGTCATAGTAGCCCGCGAAGTAGCCGAGGTTTCCTCGTTCGGCTTCTTCAGCGAATTCCCGGCCGATGCCAAAGCTCATGGTGTGCTGGACGCAGGCGGCAAAGTATTCGTCGGCTTGGGTTTGATCGGCAATAACCATCGCCGGCCCGTACTTATCGGCAAAGCTGATTTCACGCGGAAACGGCTTCATGACTTCTTCTCGTCTTTGGCTGCTACAGCGTTCATATCGGCATTCCAGGGCTCGACCTCAAACACGTGCCAGACCATGGGGCGAGGTCCCGGGTGCTCGATGAGTGTGCCGTGGTGCTTCATGTTGACCGTGTCTTCCCACGGCTTGCCGGTGCCGTGAATGCGGAACTTCCGCGTCACGACGGCGCCCGAGTCGGGCCAGACCACGGCCCAGATACACGGAACGCCGTTTTGCATGTCAACGTGCACGATATCGCCCGGCGCGGGCATCTCGAGGCTGAACTCGGCGGCGATCTCGAACGGGTATTTGTAGACGGCGGTTTTCATGATGGGCATTCTCCTAGTGGGTAACTTTGGTTGCAGCGGCCTTGGCGTGCTCCTGCCGGTGGTAGTTCATCAGCGACTCGATCTGGGCCCCAAGAGGCTCGTCCTTCAAGACTCCGGTCTCGTGCATCGCGACGGTGACGGCGATGAGCGAGCTAAGAAGCGCGTGGTAGGGGACGCGGCAAACTTCGACGCGGTCTTCTTCATTGCCAGCGCCGAACCGAAAGCAGAGCATGAGGCCCGCGCCCCCGCCTTCTACGATGCCGGGCATGATGCCGATGGACGCGAGGTCGCCTGGGATCGTGTAATTCCCCTTGGTCATGTGCTCGACGAAGTCGCGATAGTCGCCGCTGACCATGCCGATGAGAATGGCCTCGGGGCCCGGCATGGGAGCGTCGTTGGTGTCGTCAGAGTTGGGCATGACAGTGACGGTAGAGAACAGCTGAGGGAGCCGTCAATACGGCCGATTGTGGCTATCGCCAGATGCGCGTGGCAGACATGCGAACATTGCGCATGTATTTGACGCTCGGCATGGGCTGCCAGTCGTTGCCGTTGTTGGCCGAGCCGTAGAACTTCATGTAGGTCTCGACCGAGTCATGGCCGTTGCCCCTTGTCGTGACGCCGCGCTGCTCGAGGGTCTTTACGCCATCGACCCAGAGCGTGACGGTGGTGCCGCCCGCGCAGCCGGTGGATTCACTGCCCCAGACATAGTGCATCTCGATGTCGAACCACTCGCCCACGGGCAGCGCGATGTCGCTCCAGTCGGTCTCGGAGTTGACGGCGGTCCAAGACCACTTGACCCGCATCGAGCCGTCTTCGGCGAGCATGAGCCCAGGTTGGGTGTGCCAGCGTTCTCCGTTGCCGACCGAGTGAAAGTCCCAGAGGTTGATCCACGGGTTACTGTCGTTGCTGCTGTTGGCGGTGATGACCTTGGGGAAGTACCACTCGGCGGCAATGTAGACGCCGGTGGGGCTTCGGACGAGCTCATCAAAGGTGGCGTTGGCGAAGGAGTAGATGCCCGCTTGCGAGCGCGAGCCGCCGTTGTTATCGAAGGTCGCCACGTGCTTGAGGGCGTAGCCAGGGCCGCCGAGCGGGTCATTGACGCGGTAGAGATCGACCTCGTCGTTGCCGCCCACCGCCTGGCCGATGGGGCGCTCCAGTTGAATCTGGCTGAAGCCGAACGGAGCCTCGCCGCAGCTGTTCTGGATGTCGTCGGTCCAGAGAATGCCGCTGTGCGGGCTGGGCCGGGGCGTGGTGTGGCGTGGCGGGTGACTGGGCGTGGCGTGGGCGCAGCCGGCAAGAGCCAGGGCGCAGACAATCAAAATCCGGTGCATGGTGAGCCCTCGTGGGCTCGGTTTGCTCGCGATGGCTATTGTCGGCGAGGTCAGCCCCGGCGTCCAGGACCCTTGTGAATGATGCTGGCGGTGGTCGGCTTGTAGCTCCCCTCGAGCTCGACCATCGCGGTGGGCCACTTGCTGCCCAGGCCAGCCGTGAACCAGTAGTCGTCGTCACGGGCCGCCCGGCTGCCCTTGCCGAATCGGACTCGCGTACCGTTCTCGAAGCTCCACTCGCTGCCCTCGTTGAGATCCACCACGTCAACGGTGGGCTCAACCTGTTGAGTCCTGACGAGCAAGCGCACGTTGCCGTCAAGCATCGGCTCGGTACTTTCGATGCGCCAGACGCCCGGCCCTGCGATCTCGAGGTCATCGGCATACGCGGAGAGCAGATCGTCGGCGGCCTCGAGCTTTGCGTAGAGCTGGCGCTTCTTCTCGCGCATCTCGTCGGCCAAGACGTAGCCGGACACCGACTCGATCCGCAAGCCCACCGGAGCCGTGCTCGGCACAAACCACATCTTCTTGGCGACCGGCTCGAGGATGGGCTCAAGGGCCAGGGTAGCCGCACCAAGGCCCAAGGCTTTGAGGATGCCCCTTCGAGTCACAGAGCGGGTAAGTTGGGTGGTCATCGCTTTTTCTCGTGCAGTTGGGCCAGGGTGTTGAGCATGCCCACGGCTTCCTCGGCGACCTCTTTGAAAGCCTGAGCGGTCTTATAAAGCGCAGCGTACTGCTCTCTGGCGACCACCAACTCAGCCGTCAGCTGGATACACTGCGCGTGGAGTTCGGCTGGAGTCATGGCTCAGTGCAGAATTCCGAGGTGGGTCAAGACCAGCCATAGGGCGATGACGGTGAGCAGCACGCCGACAAACCACGCCACGCCGTTGACGGCGCCCGGTGGTCCCGAGATCTTACCGATCCAGGCGTGCGCGACAAACCCAGCGAAGATGAGTAGCGCTTCAGTCATCTTAGAGCCTCCCGGTCAAGTAGAGCACCAAGAAGATGATCAGGATGACGCCAACGGGCGACCAGCCTGCCCAACCGTAGGAACCGCCCCAGCCCCAGCCGCCACCGACCGCAGCGAGCACGAGCAGGATGATGAGCAGGGTCGTGAGCGTCATGGGCGCGAGCATACCCCCCTAGGCGTTGCACGTGGAACTGATTTGTGCTGGATAGACTACGAGGCCGGCCACTGGGGAGCTGTTTGGCAATTGGCGTTTGATATGGTTTCCCCCCATACCCAGCGGCCGGCCTTAGCGCAGCTCTGCCTCGGAAGGCATTTCCTCTGAGCGCGCTCGAGGGATTGATATCCACCGACCCTGCGCTTGTGAATGTAGGAATTTAGGCGCAGTGAAGATTTTGTCAGCGCTGGTGAGCGGGCGCACAAAAGACAACGCGCCGGCCACCGCAGGGAAATGCCCAAACCCGAGGCGACCGGCGCTGCGCTTCATCGCATGAGGCATCATGGGAGAGCGCCCAGCTTACGTAACATGCCCGCTGGCAAACCGCGAGAGCCCTTAGGTTCTGTAGCGGGGCGCAGCCGGCAAGCGCGAGGATGGCAAGTCCTAGAGCGGCAAAGGGTTGGTGGGGGAGGCCACGGCGCGGGGCCCGCTCTGGGATGATCGGCTGGGTGCCAGCACAAAAGGTGAGGACCAGACTTTGGCCGGCGTTGGGGCCGTGACCGACCTTCCCCATCTTGACCTTGCCCCCTCGGCGCCAGCCGCTTGCCTTGGCCTTACGACGGTCTCGACGGTGCGCACGCTTTCGGGAAACACGCATGGGGCCAGTAGGGAGCCGGCCCCTCGGGAGCAATCGCTAAACCCCCAAGGGGCATGGGCTCTGCGACCGGGGACTTCGGACACCGGTCACGAGCCGAGTCTACCATGCTGGGGTCAGACGGGCGGCTCCTTGCCGAAGTTCTTGCGGTAGAACTCGGCGGCTTCGGGGCTGAGCTTGCTCAGGACCGCGCGGCTCGGCGCGGCAGGCGGCTGCGTGCAAAGCAGGTCGTCGAGCTTGGCTTCAATCCGTTCGAGCTTGCTCCTGTGCTCGCTGAGCTCAGCTTCGAGATGGAGCAGCTTGAAGAAGGCGAGCATCGCGAAGATAGCAGCGATTGCACCGAAGGCAGCCATGTGCGCCACGTAGCACAGCGCAGCAGACGCAACTCACACCAAAATGCCCTAAGCAGCTTATAAGCGGCTTGTAAGTAGCTAGGTGTATACAGCGTGATACAGATGGCTACGAATATGCAATTTTCAGCGGGCTTGTGCCCGTCCCCCACGGTGGGGGGCGTCTCCCCCAGGGGTCGGGGGTCGAGCCTTCGCTCGGGTGAGCGTCCGCTTGCGCCGAGCCGCAGCTCACATGAGCGCACGCGCGCCTACGCGTTGACAGCAGCACGCAAGCGAGCAGTGTATCGCATGGGCGGGCACGAGGTTAGCTCACCTGCGCCTCTCCCCCCTTGATTTCAAAGGGTGGGGTGGGGATAGGCCGGAACACCGACCCCTGTCCTGTGAGCAGTTGGCCCACAGAGGCTCGCGCCAACGCCCCGTCGACATCGGCAAACGGGCACGGGGTTGCAGCAAAGGCATTATACCAAAAGCTCACTTTCCATGTCAATGACCTATTTCCAGACCCTGGTAAGCTCTCCAGACCTTTCCGATTTATCGTACCGAGGGCACGAGTGACCGCTCATGGGCTCCGGGCCCGATTGCTCCGCCTCAAAGCTACTGAGCAGCGGCGCCGCCAGCGTCGTACCGAGCGTCAACGGGCCGAGCGCGCAGCGATGCTGGCACTCAAGCACGCCCCACGTCTCGAGCTCCTAGGCTCGGCTCCGCCGGTGCAATGGCTGGCACGCATTGGCATTGGGCAAGCACGGCTGAGATCGGCGACCGCATACATCGATAACGCCCTCCTGGCTTTGCAGACTGCAGTCAAGCACGGCGTCGTTGGCCGGCGAGACGCCAGCCTAGTGCATGCCCAGATCCATGCCTGCAAAGCGCTCCTAGAGGCATTGCAGCCGATCACAATCTGTCCCCACTGCAGAGCCTCCGATCCGGCTTGCCAGGCTTGCAGCGGTCGTGGAGTGCTCACACTGCAACAAGCATCGCAGTGTGAGCCAGCCCTGCTGCACGACTAGTCTTCTACAGGGCCGTAGCTGGACTCGATATCGCCGTTGCATTCGGCACATTGCAACGAATCTCCTTCCCAGAATGCACCCGACACAATCGGGCCCTTGAACCGCTCCCAAGTCGCGCAAGCGACGCACAACGGCTCACTGTGCTTGTCGAGATATAGAATCGTGTAGCACCCGACACTTGTGTACTGCGGCAGTCCGAAGCGACTCATGAGCGGATTCGGCGCCCGCTTGGCTGAACGTAGGCTGAACATCTCTTCTCTCCCGGCTTGCGTCGCTTGGTTGCGACAATCGGCACACTGTCATGTGTCTAGACACCGGTCAAGGCGGTAGGTTGCTTTCTTTTCATAGCGATTGCCCGCTCGCTTTGACGTTTTTGTTGCCTCTCTGCTTGACCTGTCTAGACAGATAGTGAAGAATGGCCCTTGCCAGTTCGACTTCAACCACGACTGGCAATGGAGATTGAGCAGTGAATCCGAACGATATCCGCTTCGTTGACCCGAAAGAGGCATTCGCTCACGCGCTCGCTATTGGCGCGCTCAACAAATGGCCATACTCCGACTTCCGAGCAGACATTTGGATGTATATGCATACCACCACGGACGCGCATGCGTTCAAAAACATCATCACACGGCGTTACCTGTATGTGCCGCTTGCGGCGCCGCAGGGCGGGGTGGTGGCCGATACCTCACGCGAGTAGCTAGGTACTCACGGTATGCCCACTGGCGTCATGTCAGTGGGCATAGCGTGGCAACCCAGCCACGGGAGATAGAAGCCAATGATCGAGTATCAGATCCGTATGCACATCGGGCCCAATACCGCCATCGTCCCCACAACTCGCGGTGGTGCCTACGAAGTGCTAAGCAAGTCGACCATTCGCCGCGCTGAGCGCGCTCGCGGTTGTCGCCGCTACTGGACCACGGATGGCATCTTCGTCGCCGTGTGGGCCCCGCAGACAGAGCAGCACAAAGCACTGCGGAAGGTGAACGGCGTGTTCACCCGCGTATGGAACGGGGGTCGCTCATGAGCCGCAACTCACAACGCAGCGGCTATGTGCACTGCGCATGCCGGGACTGTTTCGAACTGGCGATCGGTCGAGTCAACATGGAGCTTTGCCATCTGTGCGCGCAAGCCGGATGCGACGCTGAGGGCAAGCACGAGTGTTTCTCCGAACACTCGTATGGTCGTAACTACGATCCGTATCTGGACGGCCCACACGACCTGATGGGTGGCGATTGATGGTTGCGCTCATGCCATCGGGACCTTCACTGGGCCCGATGGCATAGCGGAGCAATCAACCCGATCGCTCACAACCCGGAGATAGAGCCGTATGTCAAGGTACGATAACGCAACATGGGCGGATTTGGCCCGAGACGCCTATGCAGTTCAGGATGCCTGCAATCTCTCAGGCGTCGTTCATAGTTTCTCTCAGGCTATCACCCGAGTACGGGCCCTGCTTGAGCAAGATGGCAAAGGGGGGACCGATAACGTCAACCAGCATCCGGTCTGCGTACTGTGGGCAGACAAGATCGGCCAATTGGCTGGACATCAAGCCATAGGTGGCCCTGCAATCGATGCTGCTTACGACTGGTATCGCGCTCAAGTGAACGGCTAGGGTGCTAGCGCGTTGCCCACTGACAAGCCTTGACGGGCCCGTTAGTGGGCATAGCGGTCCTACCCTGGACCATGCAGGCAACCATGCCGCATTCATTCGGAGATAGAAGTATGCAGTCATTACTCGCATCCAGATTCAGCCGATCGAGCATCGCTCGACAAACCCATAGCGCCATTCCCTTGACAGAGGACGAATTGCACCGCTTGACCCCTTCAGTGTTCGCGGAAACCGCGCACGAATCGCGGTCCAGGCGATACGCTTACATTCCTACGATCGAAGTCTTGCGTGGGCTCGCCAGCAACGGTTTTAAACCCTTCTATGCGGTCCAGGCTAAATGCCGCTCGGAAGGTAAAACCCCATACACGAAACACATGCTCCGCTTGCGGCACGAGGATCAAATCCAACAACGTGGCGAAGATGTAAACGAAGTCATTCTGATCAACTCGCATGATGGCACGTCCAGTTATCAGATGTTGGCTGGCGTATTCAGGTTTGTATGCGCTAATGGCATGGTATGCGGCACGACTTCGGCCGATATCCGCGTCAAGCATGGAGGCAACGCCGTGCACGACGTGGTAGAGGGGGCTGTAACGGTGCTGGATGGGTTCCAGGAGGTTGACGCCAGCAAGGACGCTTTCAAGTCACTGCAGCTCACCAGCGGCGAGCAAAGCGCGTTCGCGAACGCGGCGATCGCCCTACGATTTGGAACCGAGCGCGAGCCTCCGGTCCAGGCAACCGAGGTTATCCAAGCGCGCCGATACGAGGACCGCAGCGATAGCTTGTGGGCCACGTTCCAACGGGCCCAAGAAAACCTCGTGCAGGGCGGATTGCGCACGAATAACCAGCAACGCCGCACGCGAACACGTGGCGTCAACGGGATTGACGGCAACGTCGCGCTCAACCGTGGTTTGTGGGTGCTGGCCGAGGAAATGCGTCGAATGAAAACCGCCTGATTGATCCAGCGTTGCCCACCCAGCATCCGAACTGGGTGGGCATAGCTGGCGCAACCACGCGCTGTTTACAATCGGGAGATAGGGCATGCAGATATTCGTTGAAACCACGCGATACCACGACTGCGGATACGACTTTACCAAGCTGGAGATCCGCACCGGCAGAGCCGAAACGCTCGACAATCTGATCGAGCAGTGCATCGACAATAAGGTTGGCTACTACGATGGCGACGGATACACCGGTGCCGACACTGCAGCGCGGATGAAGCGCCGCTATGAGTGGATTCGCGAGCAAGGCTATTCAAGCCTTTATGTGAGCCATAGCCGGGGGTCGGAATCGATCATCGCGACTTGGCAACATTACACCGACCGGGCCCATGGTCGGCCAGATGGCTACTGCGAGGGAAGCTTCAGGCTTCCCGAACGACTTGCGGGTATCCGGGCATCCAGCAAGCTACTCACCCAGCTTGTAGACGGGGCCAAGCGTCGCAAGGTCAACCCCTACGACTTCATCCACGACCCCAAATACATGATCGATGCGCTGCAGCGGCGAAACGCCATCGCGATCGAAACGGTCAAGCTACCGGTCGCAGTGGACGGCAACTACTGGAATGAAGAGCTATGCGTTCGGGCATCGTCCACTACCGTCAAGCTGCGGGCTGCGTCATGAGCGCGTACCTTTGTGATGATTGTCACCTGACCGCGCTAGCCGGCTATGCCCTGCGGCATCGGCTGGCGGATCGGCTGGCGCTCCACGATCACCCCAACGTCGATCTGTTGACGGAGCTTGGCGACTTGCTGAAACGCGAGAATGCTAAAAGCTTGCTGGCGCGCTATGGCCATCAAGCGGGCGATACGTGGCCGCTGGACGAGCCCTTCCGATCCTGCAGTCACGTCATGCCCGATATGATCGCCCCCATGGCTATCATCAAGGCTGCGCGGTGCTACGCCTATCAGGCTTGCGAGCATGACGGCTGGCGCGACTCGGGCAACCTAGTGCGCGACCTGATCGGCTCGATCGTCAATCACGCGATCGGCGAGATGCCGCAGTACCGCGACGCAACGTGGGGCTATGATTGCGACCACTCGCGCAAGCTGATCAGTCTCGCGGAGATGGCGAAGCAAGCCAAGCGGAGGTCGCCATGATCTGGGAAGTCATGAAAGCCCTAGTCGTGCTCTGGCTGGGCGGGATCGTGCTCTGCATGTGCGCAACATGTGTCGGCTTTAGCTGAATGGTTGCTGGGTGCCCCCATGGCCAAGCATGGGGGCAGCATGGAACGATTCGCTAACCACCCGTTCCGGGAGATTGACACTCGTGAAGACATTCAAGGTCAAGCAAACACTCGAGATCGAGTTCACAATCGAGCAAGACTTCAGTCTATGGCGAGCGCGATGCAGGCTTGCTGGATACGACTTGCTTGTGGGCCCGTTCGACTCCTACGCGCAAGCTAACCTCGCGATGCAGGCTCGATTGCTGGCCGACTTCTCGGGCAAGGTGACGCCATGAACCCCGAAGCATTCGATCGATTCTCGCGAGCCTACCGCGCTGGCTTACGTACGGCTGTAACCAGCAATCCAGCCGACTACGCCATCCACGACGGCGAGATGGCCGAAGAGTACGCCGCTCGGTGCGCAGACAAGATACTGGCCAGCATTGCCCGCAACCCACGCGGGGTGAACTACGATGGCGGAGGGTTCAAGCGGACCTGCAAAGCACTCGGCATCAAGTACACCCGCAAGGCTATCTGGGAATATCTACAGGTGACGCCGTGACAACCCGCGCCGAAGTGTTCCTATGGATGCGCAGCAACGCGCACGAATACGCCTACGGACAGCACGATCGGGCAATGAACCTCACCCAGCTTGCCGAAGCTGCGGCCCATTGGTTCGATCGCGACGAATGGCTCGACGATCCCGATCACTTTGTGTGGGATCTCGCGATGAAAGTCGCGATGCAGGTCGCGCCGGAAACCTTCCGGCCCTGATTACAACGGGGGTCGGCCAGCACCATGCAGACCGACCCCCGACGCACGCGAGCACAACCGAGCAGCGGGACTGTAATTCACCCCGGCTGCATTAGTCCAGGGATCTCGCTGCGATCGATCGCGCGCTACCTCGGGACCGAGACCCGCAAGATCCGGTTGCTGGCGCGGGACATGGGCTTGCGTAAGGAGCGGTTCTCGCGCGCGGAATCCCGGGCCCTGCTGTATGCCTACCGCGTGAAACAAGGGGTACGGATCGCGCGCCAGAAACCAAAACCATGACTCGACAAGTGACAAGACACGTGCGACATACAAATTCTGCGGGACCCCTCCTATCTCCGGGTACTGCGGCGGTGTCGGCTCCCCACCGTAAGCGGGCTGGTAACCCGTGGGGGGTCCCCTCCGGGGCGGGAAAGGGGGTGAACGTGGTGAATGCGGCTCGCAAAGGCAATCGCCCGAATCGGGGCGTGCGATTTAGTGACGCGGAATGGGCCCTAGCCGCCGCTAGGGCGGCTGCCGCAGGCAAGTCCCTGGGCCAGTACCTCCGGGATGTGGCGTGCGGTCCTATCGGGCTACCCGGCCCGGCAAGCGCCCTACTCGCGCCCGGCTGCCAGCACCCGGAAGTGCTCGTGGTGCCCGAGCTCACCGTGACGCTTCGCGAGCTCTGCCAATGTAGCCAGTGTGGGCGGATAGGCTCTGCCCTACCCGGCAAGCCCGTGCAATGGGCCGAGTGATAGGAGCTTTCAATCATGCCCCCTACCCCCGACGCACTCCTGAAAGCCTATTCCGAGCACGCGGCCGAGTACCGCATGGAAGTCCAGATGGGCTGGTCGCGCCTGCAATTCTTTCTGACCTTGAACGTCGCGCTCCTGGCGGCCCTGTCCGGCTTTGGGGGCAAGGGCATCGTCGCGGCATTCGGCTACTTGGCCGGAGCGCTGGCGAGTCTTCTAGGGGCTCACGTCGTGCTCAAGACCCACCGGTACTACGTCGCCGCTCGCGAGGCATTCAAGGCCATTGAACGCGAGCTCGGTCTCGAGGCGTTCGCGATGTCGACCACGCCGGGCATGCTGGGCGCGCCGTGGCTTCACACGCTCAAGATCACGACTGCGGGCGTGATTGTCTTGCTCGTGTTCGTCGCGTTTGACGTGGCGCTCGCCGTGCTGGCCTTACTTGACCGCTAAGATCTGACCTTCTCGGTTGCGAATGATCGCGCCCGACTCGGCCAACGCTTTGACTTTCTCGTGGTCGAGCTCGCAATACACAACCGGCTCGAACTTCGCCCGCCTGGTGGTCGATTGAATGATCGCGCTATGCACAAAACGCCAGTTATGAAACCGCTCCTGTGCGATGCAGTGTTGCTGACACGCCGGGCAGCGAATCACGCGGCATTCGTCGCCCACCATGTGCCCGAGATCCATCGCAGTGAAGTCGGCCGCGTGCGCGTGCATCACGGGGTTTCGTTTCTCAAGATCCAGATCGAGCGTGGTTTGTTTAGCCGTCATGATCGCACCCCGACCCTTCCGGTCCCTTGAAACACGTGAGCAAACAAATGAGGTTTAGGTCCCCAGTAGTGCAGCGCGCTTGGAAACGGCGCTGGCGCTTTGGCTCCCCGGAACGTGAGGCGGCCCTTGATCTCGCACCATGCCAACGATTGCCGACGCGCCCGGTCATACCAGTCGGTATCGGGTCGAGCCGCTGTGAGAAGTACGACCTCCACACCCCCGAGCCACTCCACGATGCACTTCTGCACCCAGTCGCCGATCCCCCGCCCATACGGGGGATTACAGTACACAAGCCCCTCGGCTTTGCTGCGCCAGCTCGTATCAAGACCCCCATGCGTGAAGTAGTCGCTCGCGCCGCAGGGGTTTTCGTGGCTCGTGCATGGGTCCAGGCGTATCGGGCCAAGCTGGCGCACGAGGGTCAAGATCTCATCGGGCGTTTCCCAGCTGTGACGCTCGGAGCTCATCAGCGGCCGGAGGGCGTCGGCGATACCGGTCATGAGACCGCCCTCCACGCAGCTTGCAGGGCGGCCGTTACGCCGACCCACGCCAGATGGCAGCACAAGCCGGCCAGCGCCGGGCCGATGGCCGCGATGATGAAAAGCGCGGCCACTGCGAACTCCTGCGGTCTAGGGATCTTCATAGCGTATTCCTTTTCATTCCCAACCAACAATCGCGCCCGCGAGGCCCGAGCGCTTGGCCTGCTGAAACCACGATCGATCGATGATTTTTATGGTCTCGCCCGGGAAGTACCGAGCCATGCGCGTCAACTTGGTACGGCTCGCCGGGTCCATGTAGCCCTTGACCTCGTGCCACTCGTGAGCGCCATCGAGTAAGGTCACCTTGAAGTCGGGCATGTAGGTTCGGTTGCCGCGCGAGATTTTCTCAAACGTGAAGGTCTTGCCCTCGTACTCCCAGCTCGCAATCCGGCCCTGAGTTACGAGCAGGTTCAGGTAGCGCGCATAGTTGGCTTCCCATGCCGAGCGAAACCGCAAGCCGCCTAAGTCGGCCCGCTTGCCGACCTTGGGGACTGAGGTTCGCTTGGTCACTGATGGCGGTTTCATGACCGGCGCTGCCCCCGTTCCATGCGGTCTGCCATCGCCAATACGTGCGCCTCGGAGTAGCTATCCCATTGCCGGCTATCGTCGGGCGGATTCTGAATGCCCCATCGGTCACGGGCGAAGTGCCAGGTTGTTAGCACGCCCTGCGCAGCTTCCATGTCGTCGGGGTTGGCGCGCTGGACCTTGCGCCAGTAGCGCAGGCAGCAGAGCAGTCCCCGCAAGCGTGAGATGTTGTCGGCAATGGCCGAGCTGCGCGCGACCGCGCTGTCATTGTAGGCTCTCAATATGTGAGAGCGCGTTACGTCGTCGCTCGCGCGCAGCTCCGCGATTGCCAAGGGCGTTAGATGCGAGATCTCGGTGGGCTTCTGCGGGATGCTACGCCAGCCGCACGCGGTCTCGAGGTGTTCGGTAACCGTGCGCCACATTGCGCGCGTGTCCATCCCGAGGTGTTCGCTCATTGATGACCCGAGACCCTTAGGCATGACCTGTCATCCTTTTTCCGATGCGCCGCAGTTCAGCATCCAGCCGATCCACCGTGCCGGTGTCGCCAGCCTTGAGCGCCTGAGCCTGCAGGGCCTTGGTTGCTTCCAGCTCTTCAATGAGCGGCGATGTGCGCCGGCCGTTGGGCTTGTAGGTGTCGGCGTACTCCTCGAAGTCGGTCGCGAAATACTGAAGCCGTGGAACTCGGCCGCGCTTCTTCTGGGCTTCGCAGTAGCCCTCAGCGGCCCGCCGGAAGACTGCCAGGGGGTCGGCAGGGTCGCGGGCCACGCAGGCCACCCAGAGGCTCTCGAGGCGGGCTCTGTGGCTGTGCGGGTCGCCGATGGGAATGCCCTTGTTAGACACACGCTCCCATACCTTGATGAGCTGCATCCACGGCGCGGGCGATGGTAGTTGTATTTGGCCGGGGTCGTCTTCGTAAGGTGGTGTGCCACAGCCATTTTGGACTGTGACGTTTCGTAACCCGGCGTCACGCGGCGTCACGCGGCGTAACGGATCGTTACGATTCGTCACATCATGGCATCCGTTTGAGGGTGTATAGGTAGGCGCTTGTGACCCTTGCTCTGTGACGTTTCGTAACGCAGTGTCTCGCTGGCGCTCCCGGTATTCACGCATGCGCTGGGCGCCCGACTTCGCTGCGGCCTGGGCCGCTTGGAAGTTGGGCACAAGTAGCCCCTGGTCGCGGGGCTCCACCACGCCGAGCTGGAGCAGCGCCGCCATCCCTTCTCTGGCAATGCCCTCGGGCGCGTCAAAGAGCTCGGCGGCAAAGCGCCACGGCTCCGAGCCACCAAGGCTCACGCGGCCGTCTTTGTCGAGCACCCGCAGCAGTTGCATCAGGATGCACTGGCCGGCAAAGCCAAGGCGCTGCCAGGTCGCGGTGTCGCGACAATACAGGCGCACGTACCGCTCGGACTGCCAATCCAACAGCAAACCTCCCTTACTTCTTGAAGAGGTTTTGGGGCTTGACCGTGCAGAGTTCGTGCGCCGTCACCTCGCCCCGGGTGACTTTCTGGATGAGCAGAGCGTTGGCGTAGGTCAGTCGGCGCTGGCGGCGGTAGGCCCCGAAGATGGTCCCGTAGGCCAGCCCCGTGTCGCGAGCAAGGCGGCTCAGCGCCCCGTACCCCTGACCCCGAATCCATTGATCCAGACGCATCGGGTAGTTATGCACATGATTAGATACCAAAAACAAGAGGCACCGCTCGCGTCCCTCAAGTTATATTGCGAGTTGCATAGGATCCCTGCTACGACGGGTCATGCCTCCACGCACACGCATCGAGCCCAACCGGGAGGACCCGCTCAGCGAAACGACGCCGGGGCGCCGGTTGTGGGCCGCCTCGCTGGCGGCCGGCTATGAAACGCGCACGAGCTTTGCCCGCGCCATCGGGATTCAGCACAACACGCTCTCGCTGGTCGAGTCCGACCGCACCCTGTTATCGCTCGAGAATTTCGCGATGGCGTGCCAACTGGTCGGCTACTCGATGGAGGAGATTTTCTTTGGCCGGGCACCACGCCGCCGCGAGCCCCACCTCAGCGCCGAGGGCATTGTCGTGCTCTGCGAAGAGCTCGGCGCCGAGGCTGCCGAACGCCACGCTTTCAAGCGCTTTCTCGACAGCCCCGAAGGCGCCCTGCAGCGGTTGACCCGCGCGTACGTGACCGCATTTATGGAGGCCCACAAGTCCGCCCAAGAGAGCGGCGCCACGCCCGAGGCTGCGCTGCGCAAGGCCATCGTGGCCGCCGACAATGCGCGGGCCACGGCCGATGCGCTGGCTGCGGGGGTCAAGCCCCCCTCACGCCGATATCGGAACCGACCGCAGGGCCGGCCCGCACAGAAGCGCCGCTAGCTGGTCGACCTGCCCCATCCGGGGAAACTCGACGCCCACGTCCATTAGCAGACTCGCGCACGCGATGCGCGCGATCTGCAACTGGCACTCCAGCTCGCCAGCCATGCCGTAGTACGCCGCCGTTCGCGGCCGGCCATACTCGCACGGCCCTTCGCACAGCCCTTCACAGGGATAGGGCATCGCAACCAGCTCTAAACCCAGCCATACAGCCAACACCTTCGCTTCGATTGGCCCAAATAGGCCAATCTCTTCGCGTACTTCCGTAGCGAACTGCTCGAGGGAGATTTGCATTCTTCGTTGCATAAGCGATCGCAACGGCCCCCACAATGATCATCCGCAACTGCAGCGGATTTAGGTAGCAGGCACGGCCCCGGTGTGGCCTGACCCGTTTTTGCCCGACCCCGTGATGTCGCGAGCGATGCCACGCTTTTATCGATTGTTTGAGTTTGTCCGTTGATTAGTTATCTAACTTGTTGCATGACTCGTTCTGTCGCTGGCGAGCGTTGTCAGCACAGGGGAGAAAAGCGGCGATGGAGACCTATGATGCCTGGAAGAGCACCGACACGTCGCCGGTCGAGCCCGCGCGCGATGACGACGAGGCAGCGGCGCTCAAGCCGCTCGCCAAGCGCCGGCTCCGAGTCATCACCAATAGCGAGCTCAAGACCGCGCGCCGGTGTTTGCGCGAGCATTACCTAGCTTATGAGATGGGCTACCGCAGCACGACCGAACCGGAAGCCTTTGTAGATGGTAACGCCATCCACCTTGCGCTTGCGGCGTGGTGGCTCGCCCAAGGGGATGTAGACCCGCTCGAGGTCGCGCTCGATGAGCTTGGCCGCCTGGAGCTTGACCCGTACAAACACGCCAAGCTCGCTTGCATGTTGCAAGGCTACCAAGTCCGCTGGATCGATGGCCGTAAGGACTATGAAGTCCTGGCGGTGGAGCGTGAGTTTAGAACCCCGCTCATCAACCCGGCCACCAGCGCAAGATCGCGCACCTACGACCTGGGCGGCAAGGTGGACGTGATCGCGAAGGACAAGCGCACGGGCCTTATTACGCTCATCGAGCACAAGACCACCAGCGAAGACATCGGCCCGGGGAGCACGTACTGGAAGCGGCTCCTTCTGGATTCGCAGATCAGCGTCTACTTCGATGGCGCCCGCGCGCTGGGCTACCCCATCGATGAATGCCTCTACGATGTGCTCTACAAGCCCCAGCAGCGCCCGTACAAGGCCACGCCGCAAGAGGCCCGCAAGTACACCAAGAGCGGGGCGCTCTACGCCAACCAGCGCGAAGTCGATGAAACGCCCGAAGAGTACGCTGGGCGCATGCTCGAGGCGATGATTGCCGAGCCCGACAAGTACTATCAGCGCGGCGTGGTCGTGCGGCTGGGCGATGAGATGGTCGAAGCCCGTCACGACACCTGGCAGCAAGCACGGCTGATTGCCGAGGCCGATGCCCTCGGCCGTCACCCCAGAAACCCCGACTCGTGCATGCGGTACGGTCGGCCGTGTGACTACTTTGGTCCCTGCACCGGGACCGAGTCCATTGATAACCCCGCGCTCTTTGTGCGGGTCGAGCAAGTCCACCAAGAGTTGTCGGAGGTAGCATGAGCACTGCACAAGACATGATCGCGCGAAACATGAAGTCCCGTTTCAACCAGGCGCCCGCGGGGCCCCCCCAGCCGTCACGCATGACGCTCGGCAACGTGGTCAAGGGTCCGGTCGCAGCGCCCATGCGCGTGGTCCTGTATGGCCCCGAAGGCATCGGGAAAAGCACATTCGCAAGCAATGCGAGCAACGCCATCTTTCTCGCGGCCGAAGACGGCACCAACGAACTCGACGTCGCGCGCCTCAAGCCCGCCACGTGGGAAGAGCTCTTTGAGGCGATCGCCATGCTCGGCACCGAAGAGCACGGCTATGAAACGCTGGTCATTGACACGCTGGACTGGGCCGAGCAGCTCTGCTGGAAATCGGTCTGCGCGCGCGAGCGTAAGAACTCAATCGAGGCGTTCGGCTACGGGCGCGGCTACGTCATTGCCCACGAAGAGTTCCGCCGGCTGGCGGCAGCCCTTGATCGCTTGCGAGAGCAGAAGGGCATGGCGATCGTGCTCTTGGCCCACAGCTGGATCAAGAGCTTCAAAAACCCAGCGGGCGATGACTTCGATCGCTGGGAGCTCAAGCTCGACAAGCGCTCATCGGCGGCAATCAAAGAGTGGGCCGATGTGGTGCTGTTTGCCAACTACGAAACCCTCACCCACCAGGACGACCGCAAGCGCACCCGAGGCGTCACCACGGGCGCTCGGTTCATCTACACCGAGCATAGCGCTGCGTTCGACGCCAAAAACCGCCACAGCCTGCCGCCGCAGTTGCCGCTCTACTGGGAAGACTTCGTGCAGGCCGTGGCTGCTGGCCAGCCAGCCACGCTCGCCAACCTGCACGCGCAGATCGCCGAGCTCTTGACCCACGCAGACCCGCAGCTTGCCGAGTTGGTCGCGCAAACTGTAGCCAAGGCTGGCGACAACGCCGCCCAACTCGCCAAGATCGCCTCACGTCTCGAAGCCCGTATCCATCTCCAACAAACACAGGAAACCAAGCAATGATCAACCCAGGCACACACAGAGCCCGCGCGCTGAGCGCCGGCCTTGGCTACTCGAGCAACGGCAAAGAACAGGTGGGCGTCGACTTCCAGATTTTGGAAGGCGAGCACGAAGGCGAGCACATCACGTGGTGGGGGTACTTCACCGAGGCGACCGCCGACAAGACCATCGAGGCGTTGCGTACCTGCGGCTGGGAAGGCGACGACCTTTGCGACTTGACGGGCATCGAAAAAAACCCCGTCGACCTGGTCGTGCAAGCCAAGGAGTTCACCAACCCCAAGACGGGTGAAGTCCGAGACGGCGTTGAAGTCCGCTGGATCAACCGCGCAGGCGGCTTGCAGATACGCGACAAGATGGACCAGGGCCAGGCGGCGGCGTTCGCGGCGAAGATGCGCGGGCGCGTGGTGGCGCTGCGCAGCAACGGCCGAGCTCCGGCGCCGGCGCCAGCTCGCCCCCAGCCCACGTTCCCAGCCAATCCCGAGCGCGCCGCCCAGCTCAAGCAAGAGATCGAGACGGACGATATCCCGTTCTGAGGTGAGCCATGGCCCAAAATCTCGTAGTGATGCCACAGGACGAACTGATCAAGCTCTTGCGCCAAGCGGTGCGCGAGGAATTGGACGGCAAGCCCGCCACTACAGCCAAGAACTGGCTCACGTCGACCGAGATCGCCACGCACTTCGATGTGTCGGAGGGCACGATCAAGAACTGGATCAAGCACGGCGACTGCCCGCACTACGACGTCGGAGGGGTTCGACGTTTCGAGCTGTCCGCTGTAGACCGCTGGTTCCGTAATCGCACGGAACGATCCAGGAGTCGCCGACGTGAAGTTTTACCTGCTCGATAAGAACAAGGGGAAGCCGGGCCGCAAGCCCAATCTCTGGTGGCGCTACAAGCCGCCCGGCTCCCCGCAAGCTCAAGAGCCATGCCGCCCAGGGGTCAAGGCGCGCGAAGCCCAGCGCGTCGAGTTGACCCGCCAGATCGAGGCGGGCACGTGGATTCATCCTTCCAAGCGCAAGGTCGCCCGCATGACGTTCGAGGCGTTCGCGCTGCGCGTCGTCGAGCTGCGCACCGAGAAGGGCGTTGGCAAGAACGAGAGCCCGCCCAACAAGACCGAGCGGGGGCACGTCGTCAACCACCTGATCCCGGCGTTCGGCAAGTACACGTTTCCCGAACTCTCGTCGTTCAAGCTGATCAAGGACGGTTTTGACGGAGCGCTCGACGATGACGAGCCCGCCCCGACCGCAATCAACCACAAGGGTCTCTCGGGCCGGATGATCCGGAACGTCCACACCACGTTCCGGACCATCCTTCACTACGCCGTTGACGAGGGGCTGATGGACGTGCTGCCGCCGCCATTGCAGGTCCGGCGCGACCAGTTGCCGCCCTGCCGAGACGTAGATCCCCAGTGGCGCGAGTGGAACAAGTTCGAGCGCAGCGAAGTCATCGCCATCGCGAACGCTCAGGACATCGTCACCTGTCGCCGAACCTCGCTCTTGACGTTCTTCTGCACCGGCCCGCGGTACTGCGAGTTGGCCGAGCAACGGGTCCACCACTACAACCGCGACGGCCAGCCGCTCAACATGCTGACGGTCAGAGCCGCCAAGCTGGGGCGCCACGCCGCCGAGGGCCAGGTGCGCCATGTCCCCGTGCTGCCCGAACTCCAGCTCTGGCTCGATTGGTACCTCGACGAGGAATACGAAATCCTCTTCGGGCATCGCCCGCGACCCGACGACTACTTGTTCCCGCCCTACACCGCCCACGGCAAGAGCTCGGGCGTCGGCTACATCACGCACAGCGCGCACCACAAACAGTTCGTGCGCAATGACATGCCGGCGGCCGGCATCGGGCGCCCGCCAGAGGCCCGTGGAGCCGTTCGCGTCGACCGGGGTATTCACGATGCCAGGCGCACGTTGATTGGGCTCATGCGGTCAGCCAGGTGCGATGACCGGCTCATCCGCGCCATGACGCACCGGGGCACCAGCGACAACGTGCTCGACGCCTACACGAACTGGGAGTGGGCCGCGCTCTGCCAAGAGCTCTCCAAGGTCCGCTTTGGCCTGCCGCTTCCGCCCTACCGAAACGCGCCCCCGATCCAACTCGTACCACCAGTACCATCCGGACGCGGAATTGACGTCGTTTCGGATTTGCCGAGAATCACAGCGGTAAAATCAACGACATCTGGGTACAGGAGGAAGCGCTAAATGCCTTGTTTTACCGAAGAAAACGATCCTCGATGGGGATTCGATTCCCGCCGCCTCCACCAAAAACGTCAATGATTTCGCGGGGTCGATCAGGTAGTGGTACTGAAAGTGGTACTGCCTGCCGGTCTTGCGTTTGGGGATAACAGCCATTGTTTGAGGCATCTGCGCCCACTAGATTCTCGCCCCATGGGAGACCGCAAGCAGATCCTTTTCCTCAGCAACGACGCCCCCGAAGACCTGCCCAACGGGGTGTCCGAAATGCCCATCCGCTGGAGCGACGACATCAGGGCAATGGTCAACATCATGATCGACCGCTTCGGAGCCCCGCCCATGGCCATCACGATCCACGCCGACGACACGGGCATGGACTACACGCTCTCGTTCGTGTGGCCCAACAAGCCCGGCGAGGTGGAGTGATGGCCATCGGTCCAGGCAAGTACGACAAGCTCGCGACGTGGGCCCGATACCGCGCCAAGGCTGACGGCATCATCTTGTGCGTGCTCGGCGGCGAGAAGGGCAACGGCTTCGAGGTCCAGGTTCGCGACACGTACACGCCCGAGCAGATCATCGAGATCGCTCGAGTCGTCCGCGAGGTCGCCGACCAGATGGAAGCCGACGCACGCAAGCTACGCGACTAGCCAACCCGCGTCAGGGCCTCGGGCAATCGCTGTTTGCGGGTCGCTTTTCTGTTGAGCCTATGCATCGCGCTGTATAGTCAACGCCAAGACAATGCCCCGAAAACAGAAGCCGCCCACCGAGCGCCAAGCATGGATGACCGAGCACGCCGACGTGCCACCCAAGGAAGCGCTCAAGCTGGCCCGGAAGCTCTGGCCCAAGATGACGCTCCAGGCCATCTACCAACTGCGCAATCACATGCGCAAAAAGGGCGTCGACGTCCCCAAGTTCGCGACCGGCGTGCCCACCAAGCACCCTGAGCGCTACGCCAACGGCGCCGCGCCAGTCGTTGCCCCGGCCGAGCGCCCCAAGCGGACGCTCAATCGGACCTTGCTTCCGTCCACCCAGTTCGTGCTGTCGCAGCCCATGGACATGCACCGTGACGAAGTCGCCAAGCGGGCCCAGGCGGCCGGCTTCAAAACCATCACGGCAACCCGCGTAAGCAGCATCCGGAGCCAGCACAAGCGCACCAAGGCCTACCAGGAAGCCCCCCAGCAGCCCGCCCAGCTCGCCATCGCCGAGACCCAGGCCTCAGCGCCCCAGGCGCCCAGCGCGGCCCCCCTGGCCCGTAGGAAGCGCGCAGAGGCCGTGGTCTTGCCCATGGGGGCGCTCTCGACCGAAGAGGCCGACTTCATGGGGATGGTTTTGGGGCTGGGGTACAATCGAGCGGCAAGGCTCCTGGCCCAGTTCCGGGTGCAGTTCTTCGAGTCTCTCAAGCAGCACACCCAAGACAACGACTAAGAAAGGCAACCAGCATGCTCGCGAACGCAACGCCCTCGCCGATGGAGTCCACCTTCAAGGTCTTTGACCAGATCGTACGCAAGCGCGGTCGAGAGTGCACGCGATGCGGCGGCCGGCACCGAGACCCGCATTACAAGTACTGCGGCCCGTGTCGCGACCTCACGGCCGCGTGGCACCAAGCCTATCGCCTGGACCACATCGCCCGCAAAATCTGCACCGAGTGCTTGGTCAAGCGCGACAAGCAAAGCATGCGGCGCTGCGACCGTCACTTGAAGATGGATGTCCAATACCACATGAAGCAGTACGCCGATCAGCGCGCCAAGGGTCTGTGCGCATGGGGCCGCTGCCAGAACGCTTCGGAGAGCGCTCTTTGCGAAGAGCACTTGGAAAAGCAGAGAGCCTATTACGCTCGCTCGCAGGCCCGTCGCGGCTACCGATTCCAGAGCGCCGAGAAGATCACGAAGATCACGAAGATCACGCCGGCCAAGAGACCCGCGGCCATCGCGAAAGCCGTGTAGGCCACGAGCTCGAGGCGGTGCACCTTGGAGTGCAGGCCGCGGACCTCGTCCAAGATCTTGCTCGGGAAGCGTTCGATGGGGGTCACTTCCGAGTCCGTGGTGCGCAGGCCGATTCTCATAGCTCGGCCAGGATGGGGGCTGCGGGGTAAAGCACGATGGATGCCCGGCGCGCTCGGGCCGTGCCCGCCCCCGGTCCAAAGCGACGAATCTGCAGCGCGAGCGTGGGCGCCGCGCCGGTCGCAAAGAGCAGCGCGTCCTGGAACTGAAACCGCGTGTAGGCCGAGCGCGGGTTTTGCCAAGTCGCGACCTCGACCCCGTTCAACATCAAGCGCGCCTGCGCCGTGTGCGTGGCCGAGTTGGCGAGGAGCGCAAGCTCCAAGCCGCAGACACACTGATAGGCTCCGGCCAAGAGCGGTTGCGCGGAGATGGGCGCGATCACGTCGCCCCAGCCGCCCCCTGAGCCGGTCTCATTGGTGCTGACCTGGATCTCAAGTGGCTCCGTCACGCGCTGGGCGCGGCGCTGCGGGATCGTGAGGTCCACCGCCACACGCTCGCCGGGAGACATCGCGACAAAGAGCCCCGAGACCACCTTGACATAGCGGTTGGGCGTGTCCTGCGGAAACGAGCCCGCGTCATCGATCGTCGCAACCGACTGGCCTGGCCCTGCGACGTAATCGACCGCGCCCCATTCGAGCACGGCCCCGGTTGCGTTGTTGATCAGCGCGTTCATGATCGCTCTTCAGTAAAGCGTATACTCATAGCCGAGCACGTAGATCGTGCTCGACATGCCGGCCGATAGGTTTGCATACAAGATGCTCCCATCGCTCTTGTCATAGGCTATCGGCATGAACGCGTTGCCGTCGCTGGTCCCTGCGACGCTATCTCCGGCGTAGATGCGGTAGGCCATGCCAGAGGGCCAGCCGGAGGTGGCCGGACGAAGCGTAATGTAGTCTCCGTTATTGACCCCGGTCGTCCACACGTTGAGCAGCGCGACCTCGGCGAGCGGAAATGGAATCCAATCGGCAAGGCTCACGCTTGTCGACGAGGTGATGGCCGATGCGCTGAGCGCGGTCGAATTGGCGGCCGAAAGCGCGTACAGCACGCGCCGGTACCCGCCCGCCGCGACCATGGCGAAGCTTTTGATGTTGCTCGACCCATCCAACCGAACCGCGCCGATGAGCCGCCGTTGCACTCCGCCAACCGGGTTGGTTGGCGCCGTTGGCGACGGGTCGAACGTGCAGCCTTTATGGCCATCGTTCATTCCCCACAACCACACAAAGTAGGTGGTGTTGGCTGTACGCGTGCCCTGCAGGCCCCCTAAGCCGATGGTCGACATGCTCAGCGGAAGCGAGCCTGGCGACGAGGGAACCACGATCAGCGCCTTCTGCCCGGCCGCAAACGTGCCGTCGTCGAATATCGCGCCCGGCGAGACTGTAATGTTGGACCCGTTCACATACGTCATCAGCAGGCCGCCGAGCTCAACGGTCGGCCCTGCGGGTCCAACGAGGCTCAGCTGGGTATTGGTATTCCACACGCCCGCGGCTTTGGGTCCCCACAAGATCGCGAAGTTCGGATCTTTGACCATGGCGTAGTCGCCATCGGTGCCGACCTCGGGCGCGATCGATCCAAATGGGACCGTGAGAATCGTTTTTCCGTTAGCCCCTGCAATGCCCTGCGTGCCCTGCGTGCCCTGCGGCCCCGTGAGCAACGTCCCTGGCCCCGTCCACACGCCACCGCTCTTGGGTCCATACATCCTGGCGGTAGCCGGGTCGTAGGCGAAGTCGCCGTTGACGCCCGTGCCGTTGCCGGGCTGGCCCGTGGTGGTGAGCACGGTGTTACCGGCTACGCCCTGCGGCCCTGTGGCCCCCGTAGGGCCCGTAGGGCCCGTGGGACCCGTGGGACCGGGCAAGCCCTGCGGCCCGGCCGGGCCCTGTGGCCCTGGAGCTCCACCGCCCTCTTGCGGGCAGAGATCGACGCCGAGCGCGATGCCCACCGATCAGCCTCCCGTGCCGCTGTACCAACTCTCGACGGTGCCGGTGCCGGCGGACGCCTCGAAGTCCATGCGCATGAACCCACTCCGGAAGTCAGAGACCAGTACTTGAAATGACACCGGCGTGCCAGCGGGGTTGACGACCTGCGATGCGACCACGCTCGTGAACTCCATCCACTTGGCCGCCGCTTGGTCCGTAATCGACATGTCCTGGCGAGCCCGCGGGTCATCGGACAGGTAGAACCGAAATGCCCCGGCGAGATTGCCCGTGGTGCTCACGGTCATGGAAAAGCCGGTGATGCTGTCGGCGCCGAGGTACATCGAGCCACCGCGCTTGATGGTGATCGCCGTGACCGGCGTGAACATGTATTTCTGTGATGGTTGGTGACCCATGGTGATGTCCTCTTACGGCTGCGGCTCCGTCGGCTCTTCAAATCCCAGGAGCTTGTAAATGAATTGCAGTCCTTCGCGGACTGGGCCACGAAGGGCGGCCTCGGTGCTTGGACCGCCGAGACGCTCAAGTCGCGCAATGGCCGCTGGCGAAGGGGTATAGTTCAGCCCGCCGGCGATGACGCCAAAGCCGGGCACGTGCACAAGCGGGCCGCTTCGGCTCTCGTGAATTTCTGCAGCAAGCTCTGGCACCGCCCGAGCCCCTCGCGCCTGATATTCTGGTGGGACGACATCGGGATTCCACTGCCGAGTCCGTTCGATCGCATCCTGCGTCATTCGATTGTCGCGCGCGCTGCCGAGCCGTTCATGGACGCGCTGCGCATGCTCGCTGCCGGGGGTCGTAAGGATCGGCGATGCCCGGCTTGGAATACCGAACTGCGTTTGATTCGCCTCCAAGACATCCAGGCGCCGATGCCCTTCGAGATCGATATCTCGCAAGCCGGGGTAGTACGTATCGCGAAGTTTACGAAGTGCATCAGCAACAGAGCCCCACTGGGCGGACTCCCCGGACTTCTGTTGTATTTTGTAATCCTTGGCCTGATCGCTGCTATAGCGGATCATGTCGTTTAGACCTTCCGCATCGACGCCCGTGGTTCGCGGGGGGCCAAGCGTCTGCGGAGGCGGGCGTACGGGAAGTGGTGGCGGCGGCATGGCCGGAGCTGGAGCCCATTCACCCTCACCCGGATAAGGGGGCAAGTCAGAGGGGGTCGGGGGCAGGCCGGGGCCCTGTCGCGGATGTGGGTGCGTTTCCGGATAGGGCCCCGTTTCGAGGGGTGGCTGATGACCACCCGGACGAACCGCAAAGCTTGGGTTGCGAGAGAAGTTGGGATGGCCTTGAAGCTCTGGACCAAAGCGCGCCGGTGGGCTCGGCGGCGGCATGTCTGGCCCATGGGGCGCCGGTGCAGGGCTGATGTCCTCGCTTGTGAAGTCCCATCGAGGCGGTGACTCGGTGGGCAAATCGGGCCCATGGGGCGTCGGCGCGGGCGTTGGCCCGCCCTCGGCCCAATCCCAGCTCGGCTCCGGGCCAAAGGCTCTGATATTCTTTCGCAGGTCCTCCTCAGCGGCCACTCGTGGCGCCTTCTCCAACAGCTCCCGCTCTTCGATGGGCACCTGACTTTCGGGCTTACGGAAATACTTCCCTTTTTCGTCACGAATCCAATCAGTCTCCCCAAGGCGCTGGTTTTCAAGGGCTCGCGTGACCTGGTTGGCAGTGCGGTTGCGAAGCTGACCGGAGGCGACGCGTTCACCAGCCCAGCGCGTCGCCGCGCGAGGCAGAGCCAAAAGTGCATGGGCCAACGGCGCCGAGACTACATTGCCTGCCAACTCGCCACCCGTATTCACCACGGCCGAGCCCGCGCGATCAAGCAGAGTCTTTCCCTCGGAATGCCCGAGGCCCGCCGCTACCGCCTGGTCGATATTGCGAGGAGTGAACGCTTGGCGAGCAGCGCCAGCCATACGGCTGACCAAATCGACACCGGCTCCCGCCCCGCGCGCCGCCTGGCCCTCCGCTGCCGCCATCGTCGCCGGGACGCTGCCAAGCAATTGCCCCGCAAGGTACGGAAGACTTGAACTGGCCGCTCGGTCCGCCTCGAGATAACGATCCCGCTCTTGATTGGCCGCGCTCATGAGCAATTGCCTGATGGGCCTTTCCAGAGGCGCAAGCGGCGCATCGTAGCCTCGGCGGCTGGCACGTGGGACCATGCGCGCTTGCAGTTCGCCAGCCGCAGCGCCCACCCCAGCGGCCTCATCGCTAAATCCAAAGCCGGCCGTGTCGGCCGCGCCGCGCCCGAACGATTCCCATGCTCCGGGCTTGGGCTTCAACGGTGAGTGGATTCCTCGCCCCACCGTGCGATCGCCGTGATCCAAGTCCGCGATGAGCGCGAGGCTTTCTTTGACAGCGTCACTCGGAGAAGAAGCCCCGGCACCCGCGTCCGATGGAGCGCTCGGGGACGTGCCGGCATCCTCATCGAAGGGCACGCCAGCATCCATGTCATCGCCGCCGGCCATGTCCGAATCGGTGTTTTCGCCGGACTTCAGCCCGTCCCACTCGGTCCGCAGGTCGTGGGCCGCCTGGATGTCCTCGGGACCAAGAAGACCACCATAGGGGTCCGAAGAGGATGGCGCAGCCGAACTGCTCGGAGCTTCGGGCTCGTCGACGAGCTGGACGCCCTGGCCCTTGATGATCTCCTTGAACCTCGAAACATAATCTGGGGGCACGTCATAAGTGTTGCCCTCGACGTCCTCGAAGTGGACGAGCCCCGCATCACCACCCGACCCAGCTGTTCCTGGCGTACCCATCACCTACCCTTCGGTGTAATGTGGACGCCATTGTCGAGCATCTCGTCCACTTCATCGTCTAGACGTTTTTCCTCCGAGGTCGCCTTTGGCTTAGCCTTCTTGCCTTTGGACTTGGGCTTACTCGGCGCTGGCGGCGCTGGCGCGGTTTGTGGTTTCGGCGAACCCGAAGCAGCCGCGCCCCCCGGTCGTGCTTCAGGGTGGTCCTCGAGATAGAATTCACCCAGTGCCCACCCGAAATTTAGATGCTCCCGCCGCAGGTCGGCAAGCGCCTGCCTTCGCGCATAGTCGTTGGGGGCGTTTGCTATGATGCTATCTCGATCAGCGCGGTACAGCCTGAGCGTCCGAGCCAGCAAAACTTGTTTGAGCTTCGCGACCGAATCGCGCAAATCATTGGTCGCATTGGGAGTCTTGCCTTCGATCGCTGCATCGAGCAGGTCAGACCATTTCTTTTCCAAGGACCTGCTGGGCAGACCCTCGGAGGCTGTGGCGTCCTCGTTACTCGTTGATCCCTTGTTGTTCCCAAGGACCAACACGAGACGCTTTGCAATCTCCTTATCGACCGAGCTGGGGTCCTCCAATATATGTTCTAGTTGCTGGACCGTATCTGCGGCAGCCTTGTCCCTTACGATCCCACGATGCGCTAGGATCGTAGCCTGACGTGACAGGAAGTCTTTTGTCTGTGCATCTTCGCGCTCGTTTTGATGGTGGCCTGCCAGCGCCTCGGCCTTGAGGCGGTCACGCTCGACCCGAGCTCGGTCGCGTTCAGCCCGAGCTGCGGCTTCCTGGCGATGGAACTCATTTTGCGCATCGTTCTGGGCCTGAATGCGCTTTTGCACGGCGTCAAAACGCCCAGCCTGCGCCGTCGCGCTGGTATCGGTGCGCTGGTCTTGCCGATGCTCATGCAAGGCTTTGAAAAACTGCGCGGAAACCTGCTTGTACGCGTCGTTGACAGGCATCAGCTGCGAGGCTTGAGCTACAGCCTCGGCCGCATTTTGAGCGAGCGAGACTTCGTAATCGTCTTGCGCATAGCCACGCATCAATCCCATGGCCTGTTGCGCGACCTCTGCATTGCCCCTCATGATCGCTTCGCCGTCGATCACGCCCGCGCCTTGGCCCACCACACCGCGTTGCAACCACTGACGCTGCGTCGCCGGGTCGAGACCTCCCGGAGGGGCGCCATAGCCAGGGCCCGGCGTCGGCACCGCTCCAGGGCCCGTTGGAACGTCGGCATCGCGACCTGGCTCGGCCCCAAGCGCGATCGGATGCTTCTTCGGGTCGCCCGCGTATGGCATCGCCGGCAGCTCTGCCGGAGTCCCCGGGGCGACCGGAGCCTCAGCCCCAAGCTGACTTGCCGGCTTGGGCTGGTTGTGGATGTCCTCGCGCCGGACCTGCCCGCCAAGAGCAGCCGCCTGCGGAGGCGCGGCAGGTGCCCCAGCTGGTGCGCTGGGGTCGCCCGCGGGCTGAGGTGGGGCTGCTGGCTTCTGCGTATTCAACTCGGCTTGTGCGGGTGCTGGAGCGGCACCTGCTGCTTGCGAAGCTTCCAGTGCTCGAGCGTACGGGTTGCCTGGTGGCGCTCCGGCCGCGTGCTCGCGGTTGGTCTGGTCGGCATCGGCTTGCGTGAAGTCTCCCCCGATCCGCCCCGAACCAGGCGTGGGCCCTTCGGTCGAGGGGGTGGCAGGCTCGATGATCGTCCCCGGCTCGGCGCCGCGGAGGTAGCCATCGGCCGTGTACGAGCTGCCAGCGCCACCGCCGTCCGGAACCACCGGAGCGGCCCCCGCCTGGGCGGGCAAGCCCAGCAAGCCCGCTTGGGCGCCCATCTGCCCGGCGTAGCCCCTCCGTCCTTCCTGGTAGGCTTTGGCGACATCGGCGAGGTAGGCGAGCTGGTCCTTGGCGCGGTCGCGTTCGAGCGTGCCACGGTCGTGCGCTTCGGCGGCCACGTTATGCCGTCCGGTTTCAGCTTGTATCAGGCGGTTGACCCCGAGCTGGCCCTCGTCCACGAGTTGCTGGGCGGCCTCTCTGCGCAGGTCTTCATCCTGCTTGCGCTTGGCCCAGATGTCGCTGATGGCCTTGTCGAGCGCGGTCAAGCCCGCCGCAAAGGGTGGCGGCTCGGTGATGTACTCGCTGAGAATGCCCGGCATGGCCTACGCCCCTCCCGCCTGGAGCTTGAAGAATAGCGCTGCTGCAGCTTTGGCTTTCTCCGACGCCTGGGCCTCGAGATTGGCTTTGTTGGTCGATGGCGCAGGGCCAGCCTGGACGATCTGCAAAAACATCTTCATGTCGTCATCGGTCATGTCCTTGAACGCGTCCATCGTCATGCCGGAGGTGGCCTGGCCGGCCTTGAAGAGATTGTCGAACTCGTCCTGCTTGCGCCTCTCTTCAAGCGTCTGCGCGGTTTCCTTGTGGCCCTGGAACAAGTCCCAGCGCTTCATGTCGTTGTCGCTGACCTTGCCGAGGATCGAGCTTGCAAGCCCGTAGCGCGACATGTCGTTTTCAAACGCCTTGGTCTCGTAGTCGGCCATTTCCTTGGCCTGGTCAGCCGCCAGGCTCTCGCGCGATTGGTGCAGCATGCGCTGGGCGTCACTGCTGCCAAACATCCCGCGCGCTCCGGCCTGGCGATTCAGATCGCCGCTGGCCCGTTGCCACTCGCGGTCATACCAAGGATCGAGGTTGGGCTTGCTCATCTGCGTGCGCGCCATGATCATGTCGAGCACGGCTCGCATCTCATCGTCGTTGCCGAGGTCTTCTTTGTCCCCGACGTCTTCGCCCTGCCCCGGCGTCTCACGTGAGCCGATGTTCTTGGCCTCCATGTCCAGACGCTCTTGCTCGCTCCAGGGCGTATTGGCCCACGCTTGCCAGTCACGGTCGCCCGCGTTGCCCGAGGTTGCCGCCACGTTGGGCGTACTGCCCGCAGCCGGCGTGACGAAGTGTTCGTTGCCGGGCGTTAGATCGACGCGCTGCGCCGGGTGCTCCCGCTCCCACTTCTGGCTTGCCTCTTCATCGTTCCAGGGCGTGTTGGCCCACATGTCCCAGTCAAAGGAGGCGGGCGCGGGACTGGTCATCGCCCCATCCAAGCCGCCCGGCGATGAGCTCGAGTGGCCTGGCTCTCCAGGCAAATACGAGTTGCCTTGCGCGTCGCGCTCTTCGCCAAAGCCAGAACCAGGGACGGGCTGGGCCGGATAACCCGGCTCGCCGGGTAGATGCGAATTGCCAAACGGGTCGATGTACTCGCCACTGAAAGGCGCCGGGGTCTTGGTCAGCGCCTGGCCGGTGACCGCGACCGAGCCTTGATGCGGAACCGCTCCGGGCGCAGGCGCGGCGGGCTGAGCCGTGATCCGGTTGAGCGGGATCTTCGGGTTGCGCAGGATGTTGCTGTTGATGAGTCCGGCCATGACGCTTATCCAAACAGTCCCCAGCGCATTTTGTGGGCAATCTTGCGGTGCTTATCGTGCATGGCCTTTTGCTCGGCGGCCTTGGCCGCTTCGGCCGCCTGCGTGGTGCGCATGCTGGTCATGGCATCATCCATCGGCGACTTGGTGGCTTCTTTGAGCGGCAGCATCGCATCGGCGCCATACTGCTGCCCAAGCACGGTGTTGAGCGGCCCAAAGAGCTTCATCGCGTTATCCAGCGAGTTCTGGCGCATCTGAATGGCTTCAGGCCGGTACGCTTTGAGATCAGCCAGCGCCTTCTCGATCGCTTTTTGCTTGTTGTCTTCGGCGGTGGTGGTCATCCCAAAGCCACCAAAGACGTCGCCCGCCAATGGGACACCACGCAGAAAGTCTTTGAAGGCCATGATCGCTATCCCCTCTTACACCGCGAGCAACTCGAACTCTTCCTCGGCCCGGACCAGCACCAGCTCAGCTTCCCCCTCGAAGGTAACACGCCATTGACGGCGCCGATAAACCCCAAGCGACCGTAAGATCACTTCCGAGCCGTAGCCTATCTCAATCTGGCGCTGGTGCTCCCAGGGGCCCCCATCGTCGCGCCACTGCACAAAAGCGGCGGTGTCGGGGCCGGGACTACCCCGCCACGTCAGCCGGAGCGCGCGGCAGAGCTTGCGACCGTTGGTGCCTCGGTCGAGAAAGCCCGTGTCCACGCGCGCCACGATCTTGCCCGACACCGACTCGTCCACGAACTTGTCATTGCGCAGGGTGTACACGTTGCCGGTGGGCACGGTGCCCACCATCTGGTCGATGTTGGCGCAGCCAGCCAGCACGACGCCCGTCTCGGGCACTCGGATGGCGCAGCGAATCAGCAGCGGCGAAAAGTTGTTGGTGGCGTCATCCCAGCTCATCCAGAGCGCCCAGCTCTTACTTGAGATCTGGTAGGCAAACGTCCGGCCATCCTTGGGCGAGCACCAACAAAGCGCATCGACCGGGCCGAGCGTGACGCGATAGCCAAACGCGTCGCTGAAGTCGACAATGTCATCGAGCGTTTGCTGAATGTCTTGGCTGATGACCTGAAAGTCGCGCCCGTCAGTCACCACAACGCGCCGGTAGCCGTCGATGAACGCAAAGTTCTGATCGTACTTGATTACACTGTACGGGGCCGAGCAGCCAAACTCCCGCGCATTGGCCGCGAGGTAGGTAAAGCCGCCGCTGTCCGCGTTGGCGGTGTAGATCTGCAAGTTGGTCGTGCCAAACGCAAAAATCTCGTTGGTGTTCTCGTGCAAGGCCACCACCGGATCGGGTCGCGCCTCGGCGAGAAAAAAACCGCCCGAGTCGGGGTTGTCCTCTTCGATGTGCCAGTCTTCATGCCCTGCGATACTGGAGCCCGACGCCTGCCATGAATAATGGACCGTGTTGCGGGATGCAACGTCGTTGATGAGCAGCCGCGACTCGTGGGCCACGACGTGACTTGCGCTCGCGGGCACGCCGCCAAGCGGGCTTGCTTGCGCCGGCGTGCTCAGCAAGACTTTCGTCGGCACCGCGCCCGCGGCAATCACCAGCATGGCCTCGGTCTCGGCAAACACCGGGCGCCGGCCCCCGAGGAGCTGCGTCTGGGGCAGCTCTGATAAGTTGTACACGCTGGTGCCAGCGATTTCATAGATCCGCGAAAACGGGGCGGGCGCATCCACGGCAAAGAGCCGGCCAAGAGCGGTCGAGTGCAAGCCCACGATGGGCGAGACTTCACTGACCAGCGGGGCCCCTCGGGCCCGCGGCCCGGTGGCAGGGCGGCGATGCACGGCGCCGGCGGCGTCGGCAACCACATTGACCGCCAATGGCGAAGCGCCCGCCATGGACTCATGCCCGCTCTGCTGGAAGTTGCCAAAGGGCACCGGCTCGCGCTTGACCTGGACCATCAGAGCGTGGCCCCCAGGCTGCGACCATCCACGGTGAGCGCCATCCGTACCGCGGACGCAGGCGTGCACACGCGGTACTCCCAGATGTGGGCAAGGCCCGTCGCGGTGATGGTCACGACGGGGTTGAGAAACCCGGCGCCGGCAAGCACGGTGCCCGCGTTGGGGTGAATGACCACGATGGTCCCGCGCACGCCATCGGGCGGAGACTTGGCCGCCGCGAACGTGATGGCCGCGTTGGTGCTCGAGAGCACGACCAAGCCGTACTGATCAATCGGCAGGGCGGGCGCGGCGGTGTTGTCGGTGATGAAGATGCTGCGCAGCTCTCGCGAGCCAAGGTGAATCTGAGCGCCGCGCGCCGCAGCCGTCGCAATATAAGCATACGCGATGACCGTGGAGCCAAAGCTATTTTGGGCTTCGGCGACCGACGCCGTCGCGCCATAGCTCGCCCAGTTCATGGCCGTCACGACCGCAGCCCCGCCCGCGTTGAGAAATTGGCAGCCCTTGACCGTCCAGGCCGGAACGGGACTGCCGCTTGTCTCGATGCAGGCGTACGTGCCCACGGTCGTCGCGCTGTTGTCAAAGATGCATCCCTGAACATCCAGCGTTGCGCTGCGCACGACGCCAATCGCCGTGAAACTGGCGGGCGTGATGAACCGGCAGTCACGAAGCGCGATGCGCCGAAGCGCGTTGGAGCCGGCGACCGACAACGCGCGAGCGGCGCTTGCAAGCTGAAACACGCAGTCACCACACAACACTTCAGTCGTCGATGAGTTGGGCGCAAGGTCGACGATGGGCAACGTGAAGTTGGTACCGTCCAGATGCAGGTTATAAAAGAGGACGCGAGCGCCCGCAGCGGGCACATCAAACATCGAGCCACCGGTAGCCCCCGACGCGCTAAGGGCCATGTTGGCGATGGCGTGAAACCGATTGGCAGCAGGCGCCAGCGTCAGCTGAAAACCAAAGCCCGCGCTGGGGTTGGCCACCACGATGCTCGTTGCCGAGGGCCCGGCGCCGACCAGAGACACGCGGCCATCAAGCACATGGTTGCCGAGTGTTCGATAGATACCCGGCGGGAAATACACAATCCCGCCGGGCGTGGCAGCTGCGGCGATGGCGGAGTTGATGGCATTGCTGTCATCGGCCACGCCATCGCCCACGGCGCCAAAGGCGCGCACGTTGAACACCAAGCCATAGCTGCCGGCGATCGCAGCTGATATCGGAAGGCTCGAGCCGTCCGGGGTCGCGACCTGCCAGTTGGTGGCTCCATTGTACCCGAGCCAAAGATCCAACACGTTGCCCAGGGTGGTCGGCAAGCCCGGACCAGTCGAGCCCCCGTCATAGCTCTCGCCCTCAAACGACTGGCTGGTCACTTCGACGCTGTCGTCGTGGACGCCCGCCACAAACTCACGCAAGACTGCTCCGCCCGAGGTCTTGACCATCACGTTGCAGAGCTCGGCCACGTAAGCCACCGCGCCCCCGTGCGAGTCAAGCGCAAGGTCGGTATCCAAAGGCGTGCCGGCGCCCTCAAAGTCGGGCCAATACTGGGCGCGGGCAGTCGTGCCACGCTCGTAAATCTCGGCCCGGCCGTTTTCAGCCCCCTTGACGCCCGCTGCCAAGGTCGTGATGAGATGCATGGCTAGCGCCCTCCCCGGCCGCCCGAGTGCGTGCTGACGATCATGGCGCTGGCGCGTTGACGGCCGAAGTTACGCGCCGCTTGAAACGCATCGAGCTTCAAGTTGCGCAGCTCGGTGATTTGACTTGTCCCGAGCGTATTGGCCATCGCCAGCTTGTGCGCGAGCGAGTACAAAAAATACTCGTTCCACGCCGCCTCGCAGTCGATGGTCTTGTCGCCCTCGCGCATGGTCGCCAAGATCCTACGCCTCTGAAACGTCACGGTCCCAAGCGAGCCATCATCGGGCACCGGCCAGAAAAACACCTGAAAGGTCGCCGCCCGGTGCGGGTAGAACACGCTCGGCACGCCCGTGCTGAGCTTGTCGCTGATTTTCTGGTAGCCGTAGTAGTCAATCATCGAGAGGTGCGTCTCGCCGCTCAGCTGCCCCTCGGGCAAATACGTGGCGGTGCCGATGAGATCAAACGTCTCCGCCGGCAAGTCGTAGGGGTTCACGTTGGCCACCAGCGGCAGCGGGTAGAAGTCAATCGAACGCACGAGGTAGCCACGCGCGCTGATGCCATGGAGGTCCATCTCGAGAAAGTCGCGTGCCATGCTCGCTTTGCTCATCCAGGTGGGGCCCGAGCTCATGGCGGTATGATCCAAGAGCCCTGCGAGCTGATAGGCGCGCAAGACGATCGTGTCGATGGGCAGGTCGATGGCCGCTGTGGTCGCGGCCGTCATGGCAACCTCACCGCGTACGAGGTTCCGAGCGCGGCAAACTCGGCGATCTGCGACTTGGTGGGGCCGTTGGCGACGACCAGCAAGGTCAGCGGGGCGCCCGCATAAAGAGACACATGCGACCACGGGTTTTTATTGGGCGAGTCTTGCGAACCCTGCCCACTGGCCTTGCCCGCGTGAAAGACAAAGGGCCCGGTCGCATCCAACTGGTACAGATAGCCGCTTTTGACGCTGCCCACAGCAGCGCGCAGAAGCGACACGCTCACGAGCCCCGCAACTGACTCGTAGTAGCCCGTCACGTCGTAGAGGTACGGATAAATGGCAGCGTCGATGGCGGTGGCAGACCGCCCAAACTCCACGCCAAAGGCGATTGTCGAATCGCGGATGCTCTGCACAAGGCCCACGTATGGACGCGCCCCTGCCGGCAAAAACGGGGCATCGGCCGTGAAGGTGGCCTGTCCAAAGGTCGAGTGAAGAACTTCCACCGCAGGTCGATTGGAAAGCTCGGGCACGCTCGCGTGCCAGTGCGCCCTAAACCCCGGATCGAGGGGCACCAAACTCGCCCCAAGCTTGACGCTGGTCCAGGACGTCAAAAACCCATCCGAAGCGGCCACCACGTTTTTGGTCGCATCCCAATAGTCCTGAAGCGTGCTGCCAAAGATGTCTTCGACAGAAGCGCGCAGCCGATCAAAGCGTCCGCCCCGGTGCTTTTCAGGGCGGCGGCGATGGCGCAGCCTATCGGCGTTTCTTTTGTCGAGGCCGACTTCGTCGTGGCCCGCGCCGCAGCCGTTGGTGCCTGGCCCCGTGCAGGCCAGGCGACCATTGTGCTGCTTTTTGAGCTGGCTACGCAGATACCGAACGTCGCAGTAATCGCAGAGCGCCGCGTAGTCCTGCGTGCCGCCGCGCCATTGCCTTCCGATCGTCGGTGCCATGATCCATGATTGTCAGGCGTTGCTGAAGAGAATCGCGCGGGGCTCGGAGGTGCCGCGGGACCACCGCGCGTCGATGCTGTACTTCATCACCTGGTGGTCGTTATCGACCCAGCTGCGGTTACGCGGCCGACGCTTCCACCGGAAGTTGAAGCCGTTGTCGGCGTCGGTCGTCATGCACCAGTTGGTGGTGGTGTTGCTCCAGTACTTGATCGGGATGTTCTTCAAGTGCAGCCGGTTGGCGACGTTGATCAGGTTGAACTGATTGGCCTCTGGCGCCTTCTCCGACAGCAAGACGCCGTCCCACTCGGCCCACTGCTCGGTCGGGCTCAGGATGGCCTTGGGCTCGAAGCCCTCGGTCGTGCCGTCATGGCCCGGATACTTGCGAATCGTGCTGGTTGCGATGATGACCGCCTGGCGCGACGGCGCCAAGGGCGTTGCCAGGGTATTGGAAAACGTGCCGCCGTTGGGCAGCGGATGCGCGTTGCTCGCGAGCGGCTGGCCGTCGCCGTACACGTAACTCGTGTTGGTGGCGCGCACCAGCATGTTGGTCGCGTCCACGTCACAGGTCTTCCAGAGCGAACGCTTCAGGCGCATCGCCGCGTCGATGATCTTGTCGTACTTTACGTCCTCAATCGCCTCTTCGCTGACGATGAGCTTCAGCGCGAACGTGCGCGCGAGGTACCTGTAGATGGCGCCCTCGCGGATGGTGCCGACCACGGACTCTTGCGACTCGGGCTTTTCCGAGGCGTAACCCGGGCCTGCCATCTCGAGGTCGTCTTCGTAATTGTCTTCCATGGTGCGGATGTCGCACCACTGGGTAAAGACCGCGTTGGCCTCGATGCCGTCGGTACTGTCGTCAACGATCTCTTCGAGCGTCTCTTTGAGACCGTGCGCAACAACCGATGTGAGAATGGTGGACATGACCGCTCAATCTTTCTGGGCTAGACGCCCACGCCCAGAGCTTCTTGGCTCTCGTTGACACGCACGTAGAACTTCACGTAGTCGCCCGTAAAATCCTGGTTGGCGACCGTTTGAGCCACGCCATCAAAGCGCCACTGCGCGGTCGCCGACGTATGCGCGCCAGAGAGCTTGGGATTGGCCTTGGGCTGACTTGCATTGCTAACATCGGCGACGATCGCGTGGTCGATGTTCTCGCCGATGAACGCGTTGGCGGTGGCTTCGGTCCCGCCGGGCGCCACGGCCTTCAAGTCCGCTTCCCAGATGCCTGCGCTAGCCGGAACCACCAGCGCCGCGCTCTTGCGCTCAAAGAGGCCCCCGCCCGTGGTGCCGCCAGGCAGGCGGTTGGTTGGCTGCATGGCCGAGCCGTTCCAGTACGGCTCAAAGCCCATGATGATCGCGTAGACCGCTTCGCCCGTGTTGCAGAGCGCGACGGTGCCATCGGCCATGAGCTTGACTGGGTCGCCGATGTTGAGGTCGACGCTGGTTGTCGTGTTGTCGGCCTTGGCTTGATAGCCATCGGCGATGTAGCGCCGCACCGGGTTTGGGCACGGGTGACTGTTGGCCGACATCGACCAGCGAAACCCGTACTTCGCCATGTTATCTGCCATCACGCCCCTCCGTTACGTCCCCGAGTGCCGCACATAGGCGTTCTCGGTCTCGTTGATCGTTGCCCAACCGCGCCGGGCATGAATGCCGCGCGTGGCGTCATCTCCGACCCGGTCGATGATCTTGCTCTCGAGGTTGTCGAAGTACTCTTGGCCCTGAGCGCCATCGACGCCGCCGTACTTGTAGTGCTCGAGGTACTGCTCCATGGGAACACTCAGTAAGATGAGGTCCATGGTCTCGACGTAGTCGCCCATCGCAGCCGACTCGCCATACAAAAACCGCGGCCCATCGGCGCGGTTGGTCTCGCGCTCGTAGCCCAGCGACAGGTACTTGCCGATCGTCAGCTGATCGTTTTTGCTGACCAGCACGTACTTGCGATCGGGGCGAGCTTGCAGAAGCCGGGTAAATGGCGCGGCGCCATCGGCCCATCGGGCCCGCGGGTCTTTACGTCCGCTGCTAGCCGGCTGAGCGGCCGGCTTGGTGGATGGATCGACCCCTTGCGGGTCTAGTCGAGGCATGCGAGCTCCGAGTGGGGGGACAGGTCGGCCGCCGTCGTCTGCCGGATCGGCGTCGATCCACCCTCGGAGTCACAGGCCGCAAAGCTCGGGTGAGCCAGGAGACCGTCAGGCGCGTCGCTGTGGCAGAGCGCGACCCACCGTTAGGCGTAAGGTAGCCAGACAAAAAATCTACTGTCAACGCAAGCTCGATTTTTTGTCGCAGCTTACCTTACATGCCTAGACGGATGTCATGCGAGATGTCAGGCCCCATGCTTGGCTCGCTGCGCAGCGAGCAGTCGCTTGCCGGGCCCCTGCGCCCACATCTGATAGCGCTTCTTTTCGTCTTGGATGTGACCGTACTTGCTGTTGGCCATCTTACGAAACGGCTTACTCATCGTGACTTCGTCGCGTTCGTCATCGGCGTCGCGGCCACCGCCGCTCGCCCCGACGCCCGCATACTTGGCGCGTGCCGCTGCGCTGGGCGGCGGCGCCCGGCGCTCGGGGGCTCCCCCGCCGATGCGAAAACGCTGGCGCGCCTTCTGCATGCTCTCGCGCGCGAGGTCAATCGACGCGATGCGCCCCTCGCGCCGCGCCATCTGGTAATAACTCTGCGCCCAGCCGAGCGCGTCCTCGTGCGCCATCACCTCGGGGTACTCCATCTGCAACATCGCCTGCATCGTGCTCGAGGCGGTATTGCTTGGTTGCCCGGCGCCACTCGCTCGGATTTGCTTCTGGACCGTGACCGAGATCTTTTCCGCGTCAAGTTCGCGCGCTCGCCGCTCGATGCGGTCTTTGTCCTGCTGGGTCAGTGTCCGGGCCTTGAGCTGGAGCTCTGTGTAGAGCGTCTCCTGCTCGCGGTAGATCTTGTCGAGCTTGTCGTCAAACTCGTCTTTTTGCGGCTCTTGCGGGCGGCTCTGCGCGGCAAGCGTGCGCTCGTACAGAGTCATCATCTGACTAAAGCGCGCCTCAGTCTCCTGGCGCGCACGCTCGGCCGCTGCGGCCCGCTCGCTCATCTCGCGGTAGCGGTTGCGCTTTTTCTCTTGCCGGACGCTGCCCTTGCTCTGGCTAGCGGGCTCGTCAGCCTCTTCGTCCTCGTCACGCTCGCTCACATCGATGACGGGCGCGTCTTCGTCGGTGTCGAGCTCTTTATTGGCCTTCTGCGCACGCTCGGCCATGCGCTCTTTGGGGCCGGGTTTATCGGTGGTTTTCTCTGGGATGTCGTCGTCATCAAGGGGCGGGGCCATGGCTTAGTATTCCTCTGCGATGAAGGGGACCTGGGGGTTGCGCGCGATCCCGTCGTCTGTAACCAAGACGTGCGCGGTGATGAGGTTGCCCTCTTTGTCTTTTCTGCGCTCGCAGCGCACGGCCCACTCGCGCTTGCGCAACTTTTGCTCGAGGTCTTCGTCGGCAATCAAGTCGCCCGCGCGCAGGATGAGCAGCTCTTCTTCCTTGCCGCCGATCATGTCGATGGGCAGTCGCCAGGGCGCCAGCCGAATAAACTTCACGATGTGCCCTAGGCCCGAGCCATGGTCATGCAGCACATCCAGAGCCTGCAAGCCCGCCGTGACGATGATGCCTCGGGGCGCTTCATTCTTGAGGCGGCTCTTGCCACTCTCTGACATCACGATGCGCGTGTCGCCGTAGCGCTCTTGGTAGTAGGGGATTTGCCAGAGCAACATGCGGTCATAGATCGCGCGCTGAGCAAACGCCCCGTTGGGAATCAGATACTCAAGCCGGCGCTGCTCTAACAACGGCGGCAGCCCAAACGTCCCCGGCGGCGCCATTGCCTCTTTGCGTAGCTGCAGTCGCGGATCGTCTTGCTCGGCAAACTGCCCGAGCGTCCCGTTTTTTGTCATCGCAGTTTCCCCTCAATCATCAGTTCAAATTGCTCGATACGTTTGAGGGCCTCGGCAAAGCCCCGCACTTCAGGATCTTCGCTGACCATTGCCGCCCCTCGGAGGTTGATGAGCGCCTGGCTCTTTTGCTTCTCAAGCTGAGCCAAGAGCTGCCCCGTGCAGGGGTGGCTGGCGAAGTTCATCCACATCTCATCGCGATCAAAGCTCATGCCGCTACCGGTTGCCTTTCCCCATTGGCAGGCGCCCCGCTAGGCGCTGGGATGGCGCCACCGGGCCCAGGCGGCGTCTGCACGGGCGGCCCGCCACCCTGCGGCGGTGGGCGGGCCTCGCCGCCTGGCTCGCCGCCGCCTGATTGACCCGCCTCTTGGCCCGGTTGCCCAGGCATGGGCGGCTGGTTTATGCCGGGCAGCATCATGCCGTTGGGCATCATCGTCGGGCCGCCAAAGAACGCTGGCGGCGGGGGCTCGGAGCCAAGCCGCTGCAAGAGCTCCCACTGGTTGCGCGCTTCTAAACAATTCTTACACGCCTGCCACCAGAAGCTCAGGTTGGTTTGCAAGGCCGGCACGCTCACCGCGAGAGAGAGGGCCTCGTCGGCTTCTTGCACGCGCTGGGCGTCGCTCGTGAACCGCAAGTCACTGCGCAACTCGACCCGGTAGTCGCGCTGGTAAAGAGCCTTGCCGACCGTGATTTCTTCGGTCGTGCCGAGTTTATGGTTGTTGATTTGGATGATCTCTTCGTCGGGCAGGTAAATCGCGTTGAGCTTGGCGTTGTTCTTCAAGACGCCGAGCACGGTGCCATCGCCAAAGCCGCGGGTGCTTTCGGAAAGCTGCTTGGTCGCCTGCTCGATGCGCGTGGCGATGCCGCGGTAGGTCTCGCCCGATTTGCCAGGCTCGCCGCTGAGCACTTGGGGTGCTTGGGCAGCACTCTGCGCGAACTCGGTCATGAACGTGACCAAGTCCATCATCTGCGGGTTGGCGGCGGTGGGGCGCAGCTCGTAGATGCTCTTGGCGAGCTGCTCGGGCGAGATGCCCACGGCTTTGTTGTGCTTGCCGGGCGTGATTTCAAAGTCGTCTTCAAACTCAATCCCCGTCGTGATGATCGACCAGATGTTGCCCAAGGTGGCCGAATCGGTGAACTGCGAGAGCGCGATGTCGGCGGCGCGGTTCAAGTCGGCCTGAAGCATCCCCAGGCCCAGGCCCAAAGAACCAAAGACCGGCTCGATGTTGGGCGTATGCGTAAACATCTGAATCGGCACCCAGCGCACGGGCCGAGGCGCGGTCATCGGGTCATCGGGGTCAACCTCCTCGCCCTCTTGCTCGGTCCAGGCCGGCCTCGGGGGCGGGGGCGGGATGGGCGATTGGGCGAGCGCGTCTTGGATGTGAGCAATTTCGACGGGGTCATGGCCCGGCACGCTCATCATCATCTCAAGCTGCGCTTGCTGGGCCTGCATTTGCGGCACCATCTGCTGGTAGGTCGCCGAGGCTTGCCGGTACTGTTCAAGTTGCGCGGTCTCCTCGTCAAAGCGCTTGCGGTCCTGCCAGTCTTCTTCTTCCAGGACCAAGAGCTTGACGCAGGTCTCCGTCGTGAGATCAACGATAGCCAGTATTTGTCGATCGTAGTCATCACCAGGCAACTGGCAGTAACCCTCATGCCATACGAACTTGTACGGAAGATTTCGAACATCGTCGGGCACCTCCTCGCCCTGCTCGGCGGCCAGCTCGAGCCGCGATTCATCGACCGGGTCGTCAGTCACAGACGGCGGCTTACGCGCCAGCACTTTGTCGACGTCGTGCCAGTCGCCCCGCATGCGCTGGACTTCATGCTTGTACTTTTTGAAGATTTTTGACTTGAACGGGCAGTCTGAATAGTCGGGCTCGACCGAGGTGTAGAGAAACGGCACCGTGAAGTCGTTGGGCGTCAGGACTTCGTGCACGTTTCTACGGCGGGCCTTGTCATAGTAACTGTGGGTCGTGACATCGCCCACGACGATGTAAGTCAGGAGCCCGCGGTGCATCTGGCGCTTGAAGTCGGGCAACTGGTTGCGGATTTGCCAGTTGCCATGCAACGTCAAAATCCGCGCGACCTCCTTGTCATCGGGCCCCACGGGCTGCACGCCCATGACGTTACTCCAGTCGCCAAAGAGCTCGGAGCGCGCGCGAAAGTACAGGCGCGTGACGGCCTCGAACATGATGGGCACGTGCGCGTTGGCCATCTTGTCGTAGGGCGGGTCTTTGGGCTTGAGGTTGCCGCGAAAGATGTCCCAGTTGGCGTTCATCTTACTGCGGTATTCCTCGGTCGACTCCCACGCGGACTTGTGCTCGCGGAGGACCTTTTTGACGACCTTGCGCACAAACGCCCGACCCTCTTCGGTCATCGACAGCTCGGGCACGAGGTTTGGGGAGTTCTGGTCGTAAGTCAGCGGGATGGGCGGGGGCTCGCCACCCAGATCGATCACCGGGTCAAAGCTCGGGTCATCGCTACCGCCATACTCGTCTCTTTGGTACTCATCATCGGCCATGGCTTAGATCCTCGTGCCGTACCCCACGTGACGGGCCTTGTGACTTTTGCGATCGCCCTTGCCGCTCCAGTGCGGCTCGGGGTCTTTGTCTTCGTCGTTCTGGCGAGTGCGCGCGATGCCCGCGCGGCCTCGCGACGCGTACGCGCAGCCGTAGAGCACCGCGTCGTGCCAGTGGTCATCGCCCCCGTCCATCGGGCATTCTGAGTCGTTGGGGTCGGCTGCAATCGACGGGATGGTGCGCCGGCACTGCTTGCAGTTTTCAAAAAACACGATGCCTGGCTGCTGGGTGCGGTTGTCATGGCTTTTCAATCGCGACAAAAAGCGCTGCGCGTTGCGAGCGCGCGAGCGCTTGTCAGCCGGCACCCAGTGCACCCCTACGGCCATCATCTCTTCGGCCTTGGTGCGCCCCGATTCACCACGCTCTTCCCAGAGCTGCGTGTCGGCGGGCCCGGTGATGGCGCTGCGGCCACCGACCCAGAGCTCGGCGTCTTGTTCGATGTCGCGGATGCGCCTGGCAACCTGCGTTGCGTCCATGTTCTTGAAGGTCAGTTCGCGCTCGACGTACAAATTCTCGTCGTCGTCCATCGCAAACCACAAACAGCACCCAGGGTTTTTGTAGCCCCAGTCCAAACTACGAAAACGCTTCCACGTGGCCGGGATGCGTTGAGGCGGGCAGACATGGACTTCATCGATCCAGTCATCGCCATAGTAGCTATCGGGCATGTGGTACCAGTTGCCATCAAAGAGCGCTTGGCGGATGTGGGCGGGCTTGTCGCCCAACTGCTCTTCGTACTGCTTGCGAAAGAGGGGGTCGGGATTGTCACTCAAGCGCGCCGGCAGATAGAGCCGCGTGTACAAGATCTTGCGGCCGTTGACCTCTTTTTCTTCTTCGAGGATG